CAGCAGAATCTAAGAAATGATCTGCAATACGATTTAACATACTTCTAAATGCTTCTCCAACTGTCATTGTTCCTTTTATTATTCCTTTAAATGATTCCTCAAATCCATCTCTAATAGAAACACTAAGATCAAGAATTTGTCTTAAAGGATTTAACATTTTTTTCAACTCTTCATCAGGTGCTTTAAATTCTTGAAGAAATTGTAAATTTTCTATATTTTTACTAAGTTGGTCAACAAGTTTTTTAGCTGATTCTGTGCTTAAATCAAATTCAGGAGGTAAAGTTTTTAAAGCTTCTTTTAATAAATTTGTATCTTGAATTATAGGAACAAGAATTTTATCAATTTCATTTAATCTATCTTTCAAAGGTCTGGAAGTATCTTGTAATATTCTTTGTATTTCAGTATTTTCACTTGCTATAGCAGTTATTGTTTTTGCAAATTCTTGACTAAAAGTAGTTATATCTGCTAAAGGATTAACACCATCAAATCTTAAAAATCCTGATACCTGTCCTAACCTTTCTACTCGTTTCAAATCCTCTTCAAATCTATCAGTAAATACATCAGCTTGTTTTGCTGCTAAAAGAGAATTAACTATAAAATCATTAGCAGCCTCAGAACCTTCTTCGGCTAAAATTTTATATGCTTCAAATTCAGTTCCTAATGTTAATTGTTCACTTAGTTGTTGGATTCTTGTAAGAGTATTTGAGAAATCATTTAAACCGATAGTTGCATCAAATAAATCTCTACTGCCAAAAAGTCTTGCTAAATCTAATCCTCCTACATCTGCAAATTTACTAAATTGAGCTACTAATTCAGTTGCTTCTTCTTTTGTAATATCTAAATCTTTACCTAATTGTTTTATTTCTCTTCGTGTAAATTGAGTTGATGCTCCTGCATTTTTAAGATCTTCATTTAAAGTCCGAACTGCTTTTCTAAAGTTTCTTATTTTTTCAATTTCAGCAGCAATAGCAGTAGCAAATATAGATGCAGCAAAACCGCCTCCAGGTGCTAATGCTCCTCCAATACCGCCAGCCAAACCACCAAGAACAGAACTTAGTCCACCAGCACCAAATAAAGCAGGGAAACCTCCTCCAATCAAAGCACTTCCAACTCCACCTTTAACTCTTCCCATCGCACCACCAGGAAAAGCAAAAGGTCCACCTGATGTTTGTCCTCTTTTACCAAAACCAGCTTTTTCAAAACGATTTAATGGAGTTGCTGGACCAATTTGACCTCCTGGAACTCCAAAAGCCATCTCAGTAAAAGCAGCCCTTGTTGCTTGTTGACTAAGTATTGATGCTGTTTTTGTTGTTTGTTTTACATTATCTTTAACCCCTTTAGCAATCTTGTCAGCAGATTTACTAAAAGCTAAAAACCCATCACTTCTTGGAAAACTCGAAGCTGTTCCTGTAGCAGCAAAATTAGCTGCTCTTCTACCTATTATTCGATCTCTTATGGCTTGTTGTTCTGGAGTTCTAGTATTTAGTCTTATATTTTTTAATAATCTTTCTCTTTCTTTGAGTTGTAAATTTTGTTCTTTTTCTACATTTACTAATGCTTGTGCTGCTCTTTTAAAACTAGCAGTGCCAACTGCTGCTTTATCTAACAATCTTCTAGCTCTTGTGAGTTGTTTATTAAAACTATTTATAGATACTGGTAATACTTTATTTTGTTCTCTTGCTTTTTTATTAAATTCAGTTATTTCTTTTGTTGCTCCTCTTAGTTCTTTACGAAGAGTTATAAGCTTATTAGAATTTTTTAATGCAATAGCAATATCAACATTATATGCAGCCACTTTTATTAAAAATCTAAATTATTCTTATTCTACCTTTTAAATCCTTTTAAGGCACGACCTCGTTGTGCTTCTTCTTGTTGTTTTTTATATTCTTCATTTTCAAGCTCTGCAAAAGCAGCCCAACCTATCATCTCTTCAATAGTTAAAGTATTGCACAGTTCAGCTACAGTCTTATTTAACTGTTTTGCTAAAGAAAATAAAAACTTCCAATCATTATTAGCTTTTCAAATCGGCTTTTGCCTCACTTACCTCCTTTTCTGTTCCGACAGTAATCATCGCTATTTGTATTTGTTCTAAAACAGATGCTTCAACTTCTCTTCTTAATGAAGCCTTGTCACCATCTTGAAAAAGTCTATTACCATCTTTGTCTAATGATTTTTCTATCATCATTTGTAATGCGTAATCATTTGTATCATCAGTACCAGTTTTCTTTTGAATAGCTTCTCTTTCTGCAATAGTCAAAGGATGCCAATAAACAGTGAGAATAATTTCATCATTTTGTTTTACATCATGCTTGTAAAGTTGTGAAACTCCAAACTTGTTTTTGAGAAGGTCTACGGCTCGTGTCATTTTAATATATAACTGATATTAGTATACTAGGCATTTGCCGTAAATTGGCAAGATATTAAACCTAAAAAGTGTGCAGAATCATCTAATTCAATAGGGGCAGGACCAACAACATCTAATACTCTTGGGGAACAACTAAACGTATCAGTATAATCACTGGCATTAACAGAAGTAAGACCATCTATAACAGCTTCACTAATAGATGATAGTGATGCAGTGCCTCTACCTCTAGGACAATAAACATTACATTGAATAACACCAGAATAAAAATCCTTTGAAGTACCTTGAGTTTGAGTTGTAGCCTGTGCAAAATCTACTGACATGACAACATACTTCTTATTTTTTCCTGGTGTTTTATAGATCATATTGTCATAAACCATTTCAACAGTAGGATCTACATTTGCTACTGCATCTGTCACTGCTTTCTCAAAAGCTGCTCTTGTGTTTACTAAAGTCATGGGGTTTCGTAGTCAACAAATACAGAACTAGGATCACTAAATGCACCAATACCACCTCCTGTGAATCTAACATTTTTAGATTTGCCTCTGACACCAGTACCAAATGCAGCAATACCTAGTTTTGGTTTATCTGTAAATATTTGATTTATTAAATTTCTCAAATCACCTTGAACATATTGGGGTATTTTACTTCTTGGAGAAGCTAAAGCTCTAGCAGCATACTGTGATCTATTACCAATAAATACTTTAGAAAAAGGTTTAAATGTAGGTATTGAATTTATAAATCTAGGTTCTACTTTTGCTTGGGGGGATCTAGCACCTCTTCTTGTTGGTTTGATATTACTCCACGGAGCAACTGATTCTCTTGCTTCATCAGGTCTTGGTCTTTGTGTTCCAGCAGTCCAACTTGAAGCAAAGAAACCTGTATCTACTGGACTATTTTCTTCTGTAGATAAATCAGCTATTATTGCTGTCACTAACTTATTTAAATCCCTTTCTAAATTATTTTCTAAATCTGGAATAATTTTATCTATATTTCTTGTTGAAACCATCAGAACCTCACCAAGATAGTAAACAGGTATGTCTGACCACCCTGCCTTGTATCAATATTAACTATCTGTGTAACTCTTGTAGAACCAGCATAAGTTATTGTAATCTCATCTTCAAAACTAGGTTGATTATCTCCTATTAAATCAGGTGTTATATAAACCTTTGCTTCTCTTCTTTCTCTCCCATCATCTTCAGTTGACTGTACAAATTCAACTGGTGCTTTGATATTAGAAAAAGTAGTATCTACACTAATCTCCTCCCCAGTTTCAATATTGTATTGTGAAATTCCTTTTTTTGTATAACTGATAGTTGTATCTAACGAAGTGCCCAAATCAGATACGATTTGTTTTGCAATCTGTTTAAATGCTGAATCTAGTTGACCTGCCATTATCCTCTAACCACCCTCATTTGAAAACTACCTGCACCACCTAACATATACGCTCCAAGATAACTTTGTAACCACGGATAAACATCCATAATATTGTTGATAGATCCTGTGCCCTGACTATCACTATTGTACTTCACCTGTATATCTCCTAATTTAACTTCACTAAAATTACCATCTTTACCAGTAGTACCAGTTATGGCTCCAGTATCATTTGCTAATGCTCTCGCTAACTCAAACTGTGCATATTTAATATTCTGAGGAATAGCAGAACAGGCAAGCTCCACTCCATCAACCTGATAATTATTTCTTGGAAACTTTAATGCTT